TGCGCTGCACAGGCGGCACCGACAGCGGCGTCAAGCTGGTGCAGATGTTCGCGCTGCAGGTCGATGCGGCGTCCTCGCTGGCGACGGCCACGACCTCTGGCCCGCAGTCGTTGCAGGCAACGGCGAGCACGGGCGGCGGCGTGACGACTGGTGGTGGCGGGCAGATTTTTGACGGAGGTGGCGCATGAGCCTCGTCAACCTCCGCAACGCCACGACGGCGGAATGGACGACCGCGAACCCGGTCCTGCGCGTCAACGAGCCGGCTGTCGAGGTCGTCTCGGCCGGTCCCCCGGCGGTGTTCAAGCTCAAGATCGGCGACGGCGTCACGGCATGGAACTCGCTGCCCTACGCCGGCACCGGTTTGGCAGGTGCGACGGGTCCGCAAGGCCCTGCCGGCCCCACCGGCCCGCAAGGTCCGGCCGGCCCCGCGGGTGCGGATGGCACCAGCTTCGCCATCGTCGGGCATGTCGCCACATCGGCTGACCTTCCCGTGAGCGGCACGGCCGGGCAGGGCTACCTCACCGACAACGACGGGCACTTCTGGATCTGGCCCACGGGTGGATCGGCGTGGTTTGACGCCGGCCAGCTGCGGGGGCCGCAGGGTCCGACTGGGCCACAGGGGCCTGCCGGTCCGACTGGCCCCGCGGGCCCGACCGGCGCCACGGGTGCCACGGGCGCTGCAGGCCCCACTGGCGCTACTGGCGCGACAGGCCCCGCGGGCGCAACCGGCCCAGCCGGCGCGACGGGCCCCCAAGGGCCGCAAGGCCCCACGGGTCCGGCGGGTTCTGGCGGCGATCCGACGCTGGGCGGCACGTATGGCGCGGACCCGGCCGGCGTCACTGCAGCCGATACCGCACTCGCAACCGCGATCGCGGCCGGCGTCAAGCGCCTGCGTCTGGATGGCACGTTCAAGCTGAGCAACGCCACGATCCTGGCGGCCGAAATCGACCTGTACGGCGACGGCCCCAACAGCAGCTTCCTCGACATCTACAACACCACGGCCCACGGCCTTGAGGTGCGCGGCAGTTCCGCAAGCAACCGGATCAAGCTGCGCAACTTCACCCTGCGCTACAAGGGCGCCAGCAGCCAAGCGAGCGGAAAACATGGCCTCGTGCTCAAGCGCAAGGTCTTCATGGAAAACGTGGTGGTCTCGGGATTCACCGGCTCGGGTATCCGCTTCGATTCCAGTGACGGCACCATCGGCGGCGCGGTGTTTTTCTCCGAGCTGCGGAATTGCCGCTCCACTGGCAATGGCCTCGACGGCTTAGAGCTGCGATTCGGCGCGAACGCCAACGTCTTCATCAACTGCCAGTTCGACAAGAACGGTCGCTATGGTGTCCATCACTACCTGGACGGCGGCGCGACCTACGCCAACACCTTCATCGGCGGGCAGGCCAGCTACAACAAGCTGTGGGGCTGGTACTTCGAGGCCGGCACGGACTGCAAGGCCATCGGCATCTACGCCGAATACAACTGCAGCCCGGACAACACCAACACCAACGGCTACACGAACACGGCCCTGAGCGCGACCGAGCGTCTGTACGACGTGTACGTGGGCGACAGCTTCAACCGCTCGGACATCGACCTGTCGGCGGTGCTGGGCGACAACAACGCCCACGTCAGGGCGCCAGGCGCGGCGCACAACCACACCACGACCGTCCACGCCGGCAACAAGCGGTACAACGCGCTCGGTGCCGCGGTCTCGACCAGTGCGGCCACCACCGTGGCGCAGCTGGTCAGCGACTACAACGCGCTCGTTAACGAGCTGAAGACCCGGAAGTTCATCGGCTAATCCAGCCGAAGCCGCCGATGGGCGAACTTGCCCGAAATTCGGCGACGAAACAAAACGTTAGAGGTTAAGACAATGGCCGCGCCCATCGGGAACCGGAACGCGCGCAAGGGCAAGGAGTGGTTCGACGCCCTGCGGAAGCAATGCGTGCAGCGAGGCACGCTCGACAAGGTCGCGCAGGTCGTCTGCGAGAAGGCCGAGGAAGGCGAGCCGTGGGCGATCCAGGAACTCGCCAACCGCTTCGACGGCAAGCCGGCGCAGGCGGTGGAGTTGAGTGGTCCGGACGGCGATCCGATGGAAGCGGTGACGCGGATCGAACTGGTGCCGATGCGTGGCAACGGCCCAGGTTGAGATCCCCGACAAGCTGATCCCGGTGTTCGAGGGGCCGGCGGACGTCCGCGGTGCCTACGGTGGCCGCGGCTCGGCCAAGACGCGCAGCTTCGCCAAGATGGCGGCGGTGCGCGGGCTGATGTACGGCAAGGCCGGCGTGTCGGGGCAGATCCTCTGCGCGCGTCAGTTCATGAACTCGCTCGACGATTCGTCGCTTGAGGAAGTGAAACGAGCGATCGAGGACGAGCCGTTCCTGGCCGAGTACTACGAGGTCGGCGAGAAGTTCATCCGCAGCCGCGACCGGCGCGTGTGGTTTTCGTTCGCTGGTTTGGATCGCAGCATCGAATCCATCAAGTCGAAGGGCCGCATCCTGCTGTGCTGGGTGGACGAGGCCGAGCCGGTCACGGACAGCGCGTGGTCGATCCTGATCCCGACGCTGCGCGAGGAAGGCGAGGGCTGGAACGCCGAGCTGTGGGTGACGTGGAACCCGAAGCGCAAGAGCGCGGCGGTGGAGCGGCGCTTTCGTCAGTCGACCGATCCGCTGGTGAAGGTCGTCGAGCTCAACTGGCGTGACAACCCGCGGTTCCCGGCGAAGTTGGAACGCGACCGGCAGCGTGACCTCGCCGATCCGTTGGCGGACTACCCGCATGTGTGGGAAGGCGCGTTTGCCACGGCGATCACGGGCGCCTACTACGCCACCGATCTGACGAAGGCGAAGCAGGAAGGGCGCATAAGCGTCGTGGCAGCCGATCCGCTGCTGACGCTGCGCGTGCACTGCGACATCGGCGGCACTGGCGCCAAGGCCGACGCCTTCACGATGTGGGTCGATCAGTTCGTGGGCCAGCAGGTCCGCATCGTCGACTACTACGAAGCGGTCGGGCAGCCGATGGCGACGCACGCCGCCTGGCTGCGCTCGAAGGGGTACACGCCGGAGCGGACGACCATCGTCCTCCCGCATGACGGCGCACAGCAGGACAAGGTCTACGCCGTGTCCTACCGCAGCGCCTTCGAGGACATGGGTTACACGGTCGTCGTGATCCCGAACATGGGCGCCGGCGCGGCATCCCGCCGCATCGAGGCCGCACGCCGGCTGTTCCCGAGCATCTGGTTCAACGAAGCAACCACCGGCCCTGGGCGCGATGCGCTGGGCTGGTATCACGAAAAGCGGGACGAGGAACGCGGCATTGGCCTCGGGCCGAACCACGACTGGGCGAGCCATGCGGCCGACAGCTTCGGCCTGATCGCCGTCGATCACGCGAGCCACGCCCCGAGCCTGCCGATCGGCCCTGACTTCTACGACTACGCGGTGGACTACTAACCATGGGCTACACGAAAGAGCAGCGCGCCGACAACAAGCTGCTCGACGCCATGCGCGAGCAGTACCCGAAGGCCGTGGATGCGTGCTCGACGCTGTACGACATGGCGCGCGATGACATCAAGTTCGTCAGCGTGCCTGGCAACCAGTGGGACGAGATGCTCAAGCAGCGCCGCAAGAATCGCCCCACCTACGAGTTCCCGAAGCTGCGCATGCAGCTGCAGCAGATCATCAACGAGATGCGGCAGACCCGCCCGCAGGGCAAGGTGCGCGGCGTCGAAGAAGCCGATCGGGGCCTCGCCGAGTTGATGCAGGGCCTGTGCCGCAACATCGAGTCGACCAGCAACGCCGACCGCGCCTACGACATCGCCTTCGAGCAGGCGGTGATGGGCGGCATGGGCGTATGGCGCATCTGCACGGACTACCTGAACGACGACGACCTCGAACAGGACATCCGCATCGAGCCGATCCGCAACTTCGCGTGCGTGAAGTTCGACCCGGCGGCGGTGAAGATCGACCGGCGCGACGCGCGCTACGTGTTCGTCGAGGAGCTGATCCCGCGCAGCCAGTTCGAGGCCGACTACCCGGACGCCAAGCTCGAGGACTTCGAGGGCGACGCGCATTGCCGGCAGCATTGGCAGGATCGCGACCAGGTCCGCATCGCCGAATACTGGTACAAGAAGCCGGTCACGCGCGAGCTGTGGGTGGTGCGCTCGGCAAATGGCGATTCGGTGGTCAATAGCGACGAGCTGGGCGTGTCCGAGGAGGAGCTGGCCGCCGCCGGCTTGCAGATCGTCAACCGCCGCACGGTCAAGACCCACAAGGTCTGCATGCGGATCACCAACGGCCACGAATGGCTGACGGACGAGTACGAGTTCCCGTCCAAGTACATCCCGATCGTCGTGACCTGGGGCAACATCCTCAACGTCGACGGCGAGGATTACTGGTGCGGCGCGGCGCGCTTCGGCAAGGACCAGCAGCGCCTGCACAATGTGCACCGCACGGCGATCATTGAGGCGGTGGCGAAGTCGCCGAAGGCGCCGTTCATCGCGAAGCCGAAGTGGCTGGGGCAGCACAAACGCCAGTGGGACAACGCCAACGCCGAGGACTACCCGGTCCTCTACATCGACGACAGCGCCGAACCGGGTTCCATACCGCAGCGCGTCCAGCAGGCCGAAGTCCCCGTCGCGCTGATCCAGCTCGCCGGCATGGACGCCGACGACATGAAGGCGTCCACGGGTATCTACGACGCCTCGCTGGGTGCGCGTTCGAATGAAACGTCCGGCCTCGCCATCAACTCGCGCAAGCAGCAGGGCGCGACGGCGACGTTCAACTACATCGACAACCTCACCTACGCGATCCGCTACACCTACGAAATCCTCGTCGACATGATCCCGCGCGTGTACGACACGCCGCGCGTGGTCCGCGTCCTCGGCGACGATGGGGCGGCGAAGTGGAAGCAGCTCTATCAGGAAGTGCAGGATCCCGAGACGGGCGAGACGCACATCCTCAATGACATCCGCAAGGGCAAGTACGACGTCACCGTGACGGTCGGCCCGAGCTACGCGACGCAGCGCATGGAGGCGGCCGAAGGGTTCGCCCAGCTCGCCGGCCAGATCGGCGGCGCGTTCCCGGCGGTCGGTCCGCTGCTCGCCTACGCGACCATGCACAACAGCGACCTCCCCGGTATGGAGGAGATCGACAAGGCGTTGCGCAAGGTGCTCGTCGGGCAGGGCTTGCTCGAACCGAAGGAAGGCGACCAGCCGCCGGCGCCGCCGCAGCCCAACCCGAAGGACGTGGCCGACGCGCAGAACAAGCAAGCCAGCGCCGCGCTCAACCAGGCGAAGGCCGAGGGCCAGCAGTTGCAGAACGTGCAAACGCAGGCCCAACTCATGCACGCCCACATGATGGGCGGCATGCCACCGCCGCACCCGATGATGCCGCCACCCGGGCCCCAGTTCGGGCCACCCGACCAGCCGCCGCAAGGCGGTTTTTTTTCGCCTGACGGTCCGCCGCCAGGCCCCACCGGCTTCTAAGCCGGCCCGTATCGGCGCGGTCTCGCCGAATCCCATGAGGAACCGATGAGCGACACCACCAACACCGCCGAGAGCGGTGCGGGCGCCGTTGCGCCTGCCACCAACGACGCCCCGCAGCAGGTCACGCAGGGCACCGACACCACCGCCGACCTCACCCCGGAGCAGCAGGAAGCCGCACAGGCCGAGAAGCAGCGCCAGGAGGAGGAAGGCAAGAAAAAGAACCGCACCCGCGAGTACATCGGCCGACTGCAAAGCCGCGTCGCCGAGCTCGAAAGCCGTCTGCAGTCGCAGGCGCAGGTTCCGCCATCCAACGCGCACCGCGCGTCGCCGAGTCAGTCGCAGGGGGATGCACGTCCCACGCTGGCCGACTACGGCTACGACTTCAACGCCTGGCAACAGGCCGACACCGAATGGGTCGACAGGCAGGCAGAGCGTCGCGCCGCCGAACTGTTCGACAAACGCGCCACGCAGGCGCGTCAGCAGGAAACCGCAGCCTCCTACGAATCGAAGATCGCCGCGTTCGCCGAGCAAACCCCTGACTTCTACGAAGTCGTCGGCTCAATCGACCCGGCCTTCCTTCCGAACGAGTTGCAGGCCGCGATCATGGCCCACCCCGACGGGCCGGCGATCGCCTACCACCTCGGGACCAATGACGAAGCTCTCTGGAATCTGGCGTCGATCCGGGCCGATCTGCTGCCCGCCGCCGTCCAGCGACTCGCCGCGCGTCTAGGCGCCGCGCACACCCCGCAGCAACCCGCTGCGCCGGCCATCGCGCCCTCCAAACCCATCACGCAAGCCCCGCGACCCGCTCCCACGGTCGGCGGTCGTGCGCCCGCGTCGAAAGACCCGGACCGCATGACGTCGGACGAGTGGCGCGAATGGCGCGAGGCCCAAATCAAGGCCAAGAAGGGATAACCCATGAGCAACAGCCTGCTTACCCCGACCGCAGTGACCCGCGAGTCGCTGCGCATCCTCCACCAGAAGCTGAACTTCGTCGGCAACATCACCCGCGACTACGACGACTCGTACGCGCAGTCGGGTGCCAAGATCGGCGACACGCTCAAGATCCGCCTGCCGAACCAGTACACCGTCCGCACCGGCGCGACGCTGTCGGCGCAGGACACGACCGAGTCCTCGGTCAGCCTGCAGCTCGCCACCCGCAAGGGCGTCGACCTGAACTTCACCAGCAACGACCTGACGCTGTCGCTGGACGATTTCAGCAAGCGCATCATCGACCCGGCGATGTCGGTCCTGGCGGCGGCCATCGAGAGCGACGTCGTGTCGAACGTCTACAAGGACATCTACCAGTCCGTGTGGAATGGCGGTGCTTCGGCGACCTACAACAAGGCGCTCGACTGCCGCGTGCTGCTGCAGCGCTCGCTGACCCCGTCCAACGACCGCACGATGTTGCTCGACCCGCAGGCGATGGCGGACGTCATCAAGGACACCAAGACGCTGTTCCAGGACGACGCGTCGATCGCCAAGCAGTACCGCGAGGGCATGGTCGGCCGGGCCGCGGGCTTCGACTGGGGCGAGAACACCCTGATGCCGAGCCACACCCGCGGCGCCGCGGACACCGCCTACGTCGTCAACACCTCGACCGGCATCACCTCGGGCTCCAACCTGATCGCGGTGACGACCGGCACCGGCGCGGCCAACGTGGGTGACGTGTTCACCATCGCCGGCGTGTACTCGGCCCACCCGGAGACGAAGGTGTCGACCGGCCAGCTGCAGCAGTTCGTCGTGACGGTCGCCTTCGCGGGCGGCGCCGGCAATATCACGGTCTCGCCGACCCCGGTCACCACGGGTGCGCTGCAGAACGTGGTGATCTCCGGCGCCGGCGCGGGCAAGGCCGTGACGTGGGCGGGCACGCTGTCGACCGCCGTGCAGACGGGCCTGGCGTTCCAGAAGGGTGCGTTCGCGTTCGCGACCGCCGACCTGATCATGCCGAAGGGCGTGGACTTCGCCGCGCGCGAGGTCATGGACGGCATCAGCATGCGCATCGTCCGCGCGTACGACATCAACAACGACCAGTTCCCGTGCCGCCTCGACGTGCAGTACGGCTACAAGACGCTGCGCCCGCAGCTCGCGGTTCGCTACCACAACAACTGATCCACCTGCAGCACTCGCGGGGGCCCTTCGGGGCCCTCGCTCTTTTTGGAGCCGTCCATGACCCAGGTTTCGTCCATTGTCCGTCGCGCCCTGATCCTGCTCGGCGTGCAGGACGCCACCGAAGCGGTGGGCGCGCAGGAGATGCAGGACGGCATCGACGCGCTGAACGACATGGTTACGTTGTGGGAGGGCGACGGCATTTCGCTCGGCTGGACGAACGTCTCAGGGCCGACCGATACGCTCCCGGCGCCGCCCGAGGCCAATTTCCCGATCATTTTCAACCTCGCGGTCGCCTTGCGGCCGAACTACAAAGTGCCGCTTGAAGCGGATGTCATCCAGCAGGCAACGGATGGACTCGCCTCACTGAGGGCGGCCGTTGTCGCCAACACCTATGCCCGCATCAGCTACCCCGATCTGCCGATTGGCGAGGGCTGGTGTGGCGGCTACAACTTCAACAACGGCTGACCGATGACCGACCACGTCATCCAGGTCCGCTACACGAAGGACGCCGGCAACTGGACGGCCTTTCGCGACCTCAATGCGGGCGCGACGGGCGCGTTCGGCAAGGAATTGGTCACGCGCCAGCTCGGGCAGGCGACGTGGCGCGTGTGGGAGACGTGCGACACGTCCGACTTCGCCGCGGACATCCTCGCCGCCGCCATTCTGGCCGCGAACGGCAACTGGGCCGACTTCCCGCTGCCCGATGGCAGCTACAGCGACCTCACGCGCGACTGGACGCAGCAAGACCTCGAAAACTACATCCCGCTCCCGGCGCAGCAGGCCGGCACGCGCTCGCGGGTGCTGTACCGCACCGCGCCCGGGCTCGACGTGTTCGCCAACATCGGCAGCGGCCCGCACCGCGGCGCCATCAGTGTCGAGGGCACGCTGTTCGTGGTGTCCGGCACCGCGCTCTACGAAGTGGCGAGCAACGGCACGGCAACCAACCGCGGCACCATCCCCGGCACCGGCCGGGTGTGCATGGCCTACAACCAGATCACGGACGGCAACCAACTGGTCGTCGGCAACGGATCGAGCGGCTACGTCTACAACACGGTGACGGGCGCGTTCACGCAGATCACCGACGACGGCTTCGTGGGCTTCAAGTCGTGCGACTTCCTCAACCAGTACATCGTTGGCGTCGAGCCGCTTGGCCGGTTTTGGTATCACTCGGAGCTTGTCGACGCGCTGAGCTACAACACGCTCGACCGCTACGGTGCGGAGACCTCGCCCGACGCGATCCAAGGGCTCGTCGCCTCGCACAACGAGGTGCTGGTGTTCGGCGCCCGCACGATCGAGCCGTGGGTGAACGACCCCGAGAACAACGCAGCAGCCACCGCGTTCCAGCTGCAGCGCGGCTCGGTCATCGAGCGCGGCTGCATCAACGGCAACACCATCCGGCGCCTCGACAACTCGGTGTTCTTCGTCGGCGACGACCGCGTGCCGTACCGACTCAACGGCTACACGCCGGTCCCGATCGGCACGCCCGTGCTCGCTGCCGCCTGGCGCGACCTCAACCCGAGCAAGGCATTCGCGTTCACGTACGAGGACCGCGGCCACGTCATCTACTACGTGACGTGGGGCGACGGGCAGACCTGGGGCTACGACGTCGTCACCGGCAAGTGGCACCGCCGGCAATCCTTCGGGCTCGATCGCTGGCGCGTCAACACGCTGGTGAAGTGGGGCAACGAGTGGGTGGGCGGCGATTTCCAGAACGGCAAGCTGTACCGGCTGGCGTGGGGCTTCGTCTACGAAGGCTGCGAGATCATGCCGCGGCGCATCCGCACCGGCGTCCTGCACGCGGACGGCAACCCGGTGACGGTGGCCGGCTTCAAGGTCGTGGCGAGCACGGGCGGCGATGAAAGCGTCGCCTCGG